AACTGTTCAATAACCATATCTGCTTGATAATCAGTAGGGTTAGAGAAACCAGTGTTATTATTATGCTGATTGATACCATTCATCCAACGTTCAAAAGCATTTCTTACTTCCATGTTAGAGTCATTGATAACAGTAATTGTCCAAGGTTCAAAAGTACGGTCACCAGCAATCTGTAATTGTCTACCACGGAAAGGAATCATGATAGGTGAGATTACAGAAGATGGAAGCTGTGCTGACTTAATTAAGAAAGAAGTAAGTTCAACATCACCACCAGCATAGCCTGGGAAGTTAACTGTTGCTTTGAACAGGTTGGAACGAGCGCCACCACCAGTAAGTTTTGATTTAAAATCATCTACGCCTAAAATAGCCATTGTCTATCTCCTTATTGTCCAACAATTTCAGAGAACTCAACGCCAGTACGAGTAGCAATAAAGTTCAGAGAAATAAAGTTAATAGAACGAGCAGGCTTGATGTAAATGTCTGCAACAAAACGATTAGTATCAATAACTTCGCCAGTGTTGTTTGTTTCGTCACAAACTACTAGGAAATCAGTAATACCACGACGACCCTTGATGTCACGTAAAAATGGTTCTACCAAGTTACGGAACTGAGCGCGAGTAAATTCATCGTTGAATTCGAACAATTGGAACTTAGAAGCAGTTGCAATCGCTTTTTCCAATACGATGAATAGACGACGTACGTTGATACGATCGAATGCGCTTGGTTTAGCAAGAGCTGTTTTATCACCAAAGAGGACAGTGCCTTCTCCTGGGAAGCTAACGATTGGATTAACTCTAGCTTTGTAGAGATCATCGCGATCAGCTTTCTTAGGATTGAACGCTACCTTGGTTACACCAAGTAATTGACCACGATTCAAACCAGCTGGAGAGAACCATGCGTCTGCTACGTTGTCTGCATTTGCACAAAGACCAGCCATGTGACCAGAAGCTGTGATCCAACGGTAAACATCGTTGTATTTGTCATAGACATACAATGCACCTGAATCCATAACTGCGTATGAGCTTGAGGTTAACTGATCAGCCCAATCGATTACGTCAGTAGCAGGTGTAGTTGCATTCACTGTATCAGCAATAGCTGGAGATACAAAAGCAACAACATCCTTACGACCTTCCGCGATAGCGATTAGGTTATTAGCATGAGTTACAGCGTCTGCGCCATTTGCAGCTGAACAGCCGATGATAAGGTTTACATCAATAGTTTCTGCGTCAGCAAAAATATCGTATGCAGTTTTTAATTCACCAATTGTAGGTGCGTTATCATCAACACCGCCAGAAAGAGAGTAATCTTCAGCAGCTGAAGGAGCAGTAAACGAGTTACCAGCAGCAGCTTCACCACCATCAGTAAATGTAGTAGGATGACCTGTCATCCAAGCATATTTTGACTGATTGTTGATTACTTCATGGTAGTAGTTATTGCTACCATCGTCTGATTTAGCGTCAGAAGCTTGTGAAAGATATGCAAATGTTTCTAGAACTGTACCTTCTTCACCTGACCATGAACCATCTTCGTCGATTACGACTACGTGAAGTTCGTCATTAGAACCACCTTTGTTTGAAACATAGGTAGAAGTACCAGGAGCTGAATCAAACTGAGATTTATAAGCCCAGTTAGAGAATGCAGTTGAGTTAGCTGGACAGATGGAAACTTTTAATGAGTTACCAAGAGTACCAGGATACTTAGCTGCAACGATTACAGTACCAGGAAATACAGTTGCGTTGAAATCATCTGCGTTTGAAATGTTTACAGATGCAGTGCCATCGTTTGTAGCGTTAAAGTTAGCAGTCGCAGCACGAACAACGCGCAACGAGTTACCATATTGCAGGAACGCAGCAGCGTTCATGAAATAGTTAAAGGTGTCGCTATTAGGTTTACCGAAGACTTCGACCAGTTCTTTTTCAGAACCAATTGTTCTTACCTCTTCAACCGGTCCCCACTGGAAAGCACCAGCAATTGCTCCGATAGAAGTAGATACAGCAGGAACAACATTGGTCAAGTCGATTTCTTTAACCTGTACACCAGGAGAGACTTGAAATGCCATAGGAATTCCTCTTCAGTTTTAGTTAATAAGTAATTGCATAATACGGATAGTTTTTCACATTATTATTTATAAATAAC